TCCTTGTTTTTACTTTTTGCCATGTCGCCCTTGATCTCAACAGTTAAACGTCCACCCGGCCTTGCATTTTTCACCAAAATTGTACCGGCTTCAATGGCTTGATCAATTTGCGCCTTGCCCTCGGATACCTTGTGGCCGTACTGAACCAGAAAGCCACACACCAAGTCAACAGACCGTACACCTGTACACCACCTGAACGGTAACACTGCTGGGCCCTTGTGTACCTGTACAGCTACTAAGTCAAGACCAATAAATAAATAAGCTGCCCGTGTTGTGTGTATCTCTAGCGCATTGGGTACTACTTTGGCCCTGGATGCTCCAGGGCTTTTGAGTTTTGGTATTCGTATGGTTATCTGTTTATTAGTCATTGTTATTTAATGCGTACCGGCATTAATACCGCCGTTTTGTTTTCGCCCGCACTAAACCAAACGGGATACTCGTTGCCCACCTCTTTAGCATAAACCGTCAAGCAAGCCTCATCTGGCGCAATCTGGTCTACAAATCGCTTATTGAAATGATAAACGGTTCCGAACAAATCTACTCTATAGGCTGTGTCCCGAGTACCATCCAACGGTACTACTTCACAAGCTGATAAATCTATTTGTTTCATATAAGGCCTATCGCACAATTTTATTTTGTCGGGCCTATAATGTTCGATAACGGTTGCGTCTATGGGCTTAACATTTTGTAAATCCAAAACATTATAGTTACAATCGATAAACTTCCCCTCATAGTCCGCTGAATCAAACGGCACTTTGTAAAAATGAATCCGAAATCCATCAAGACCGATAGCGTAGCCATCTCGGACAAAGATATTTTGCATATCTGGCTGGTCAGCCTCTTTTGAACACGCTTGCGCTACCCACGCTAACTTATTTTTTTTCGGCGCAACCTTAGGGGTCAAGGTCGCATAAAGCCGTGCCAGTTGTACCCTTGTAGCATCGCAACTCGTTTGAGCGTACAACCTTTCTAGTACCCCTGGAGCCTCGGTCTTTTTTAACTTGCTTTCAGTAAACGCCAAGCGGGCTGCGTGTGTTTGTATGTTCATTTTGTTTTTTCCTCCGTTTTTAATTAATTTAAAACCAGTGTCATTAAACACCTTTAACCACACTTTACCGTTTATTCTAGATATTTTTAGCATTACACTATCTCAGCTAACATAGCCAACTCAGCTTCATTGTAAAGTCTTTGTAAGTTTTTGAATTCATTATAGACACGTTCATAAATCTCAAGTCCAGATATAGAGTCTTTATCGTATCCATAACCCCAGCAAAATTCTTCATGGCTCCCTGGATCAGTTGCCGTTAAGCAAGCCAATATGTCATATTCTGTAGGTTTTTTTCTTTCAAATGGACGCGGGGAGCTATTGGCAAGCGATTGCCCAAATTTGAAGCTATATGCCTCGCTTCCCTTTGTTGTTGCCTTTGTTAGTTTTACCCAGTATATATCCCTTTGCTTCTCGTCATCTTTGAAATAATAGTCGTGATCAATCCATTTTATAGATATATCAGTGTGCGTCTCACTCAAAAAGTTTCTGGCAAGCCAATCGCATTCATCATTCAGCTTTTTGCAATACTTACTATATTTACCCATTCTCATTTACTCCCTATTTATTCAAATTAACTAACTTATATTCACCGCTTTCAATCTTTTTTCGTGTTTCGGCAATTCCCTCCCTTAAAAACTCGTTCCTATATTTGCCGGTGGTTGTGCTATAATCCCAATAATTCTTGTCAAGAAAAACTTGCCTGTCTTTTAGCCTTATTTTTGCAATAATTGTACGGTAGGACTGAAAGTATTTGTAACTCTTTGTAAATATCTCAAATTGATTCGGAACTTTATTCCCATTACTACTAACCATATTTTGTACGCTTACATCCATTTTATTTTCTCCTTTTAAACTATAAAACCAATAAAACTTTCGACAAAACCAATAGTATCAACCGTAACCAGTCACGTCAAATCGAAATTTCTCGATGTATGATATTACGCCTAGCCCCGTAATACAAAAATCAACAAAAATAAAATGATGTATAATTGGCCATTTTGTGTATTACAAATGCACGTGTAATGCCGTATATACGTATTACAAATTCACGTGTAGTTTTGTAATACGGTATTACAAATGCACGTGTAAATTTGTAATACAAAAAAGTGCTAAAATATATCTTTTTTTTTTGTATATCTAGCGTTACGCATAAACTTGTAATACACTGTTTTTTATAAATTTTTGTTTTTTTTCAATAATCGTTGTAAAATACACTAAAATAAAAATAAAAATAAAATTCCAAAAAACTACAGTAACGTATATGGGTAGTAAAATATATATTTATATAAAAGATCAAATATATATTTTAAAAGTATTTTTACGTGTGCGTGCGTGGGCGCGTGTGCGCGTGTGTGCGCGCGTGAGTATAACACAACTGGCTTTTTTGTGCAAGGGGTTTTATTGATTAAATGTCGAATACGCTTGGCTGCTTCGGACGCTCTTTGGCTTTGTAACGCTCTGCCCGATCTGGAAGCTGTTCGGCTTGTTGTTGCTTCCGCCGACGTTTACACACTGGAATTGGCTGGCCTATTATGCACACGCTGGTGATGTGGCTGATACGGTGCTTGTAGGCTTCCAAGGCCTTAATCATTGCTTGGGCCGCTGTCCTTGCTGGCTTCCAAGTCTGGAAGCTGTCGCGATTCTTGTAGCTTATGCGTATGAGATAGCGATATTCAGCCATATAAACAACATTATATACTATTAACGTATGTTTTGTTATGTAAAGGTGTTAAAGGCGTAAAATGGTACAAAATTATCGCTGTGTAAGCTGTTTAAGTGGTTTAAAGTGGTAGAAAGTGGTCTACCCCTTGTGCCTCGGATGATACTATTCATAGAGAACACATGAAACACTGGACACTGTACAAATTGCTTGTGTTTACAGGCTTTTTGTAAAACTATACATAATAAACATTATGCGACATACGTCAATAATTGCTTGAGTTTACAACGAAAACGATAGCCCCCCAGGGGGTCTAAATTCGTTGGGGGTACCCGCCGAGCGCGTTTTTCCCTATGCGTTATCTAAAGAGCCTCTGTATTTTTTGAGCTTTACAAAAAGGGTAAAGTTTAAAGAGCCTCAGTAAGAGTTTAACGTACTCAAAACGCATCAGTAAGAGTTTAACGTACTCAAAACGCATCAGTAAGAGTTTAACGTTGATAGGGGCTTGACAGAGTTTAACGCACATGGTACATTATGGAGAGTTATGGTAGTGGTGGAGACAAAAATCATTTCACTCTCTTTCTCTCTCACAAACTAAACCAATCAAGCGACAACACACTGCTGCCATAGCCCATGTATGAAAGAGATTAATAAAAAAATAGATAAGGACGTTATGGCTCGTGTAAAAAAGAAATTTAAAGAGGTGGACAAGGATAATCCGCCGGTGGAGTTGGTAGCGGATAGGAATAACCCGGTACAAATACCGGAGCATTATGCGTATACGATGGCACAAATTGCTTTTTTAGAGGAGTACAAGAAGACGTTGGACCCGGACAAGGCGGCGAAAGCGGCGGGGGTTGATAAGCGAGTGGCGGCGACGTGGTTGAAAAAGCCGCATATTGAGGAGGTTGTGGTTAGTGTCCACAAGACGTATGTGAAGGCGGTGATGTTGGACGCTAAGATTGCGGCGGGGCAGTTTGAGGAGGTGTTGCAGTCGTTGATGCAGCGGTTTGAGGAGGGGGATTCTCGGGTATCGGGAGCGTTGGCGAGTATGGTGAGTAATAAGATGAAGTTTACAGGACATGGTGGTATGGAGGATACTGGTAGTAAGACTCAGATAAACATAAACATTGATTTAGGATCGGTTAAGCAAGAACAAGGAGAAGTTATAGATGTCTAAGATTCAGGTTATTTGTATTGGTTGTGCGACAGCGAATGGTGGCGTGTTGGATAAGGGGTTTGTTAATCCGAACTTGGTTTTGAGGGAGTGCGATGTTTGTGGTGAGCCGCGGCCTGTGTCGTCTATTTTAGCGTGGGAGAATTTAAACCCGCACGATAAGGAAGCGTATCAAGCTAAGGTTGCCGCGCCAAAGCGCACACGGGCTAAAAAAGCACAACAAGAAGACTCAGCCGATATTGGATGAAGTTTGAATTAAACTATAAGGCGTCCCCAACGCTTTCGAAGTTTCATAACTCGGATGCGTTTTTCCGAGGTGTGAAAGGGCCGATTGGCTCGGGAAAGTCGGTGGGTATGTGTTTTGAGTTGTTTACTAACATGAGCTTTCAAAAACCGTCTACGAATGGGAAGCGGCACACTCGACATTTGATTGTGCGAAACACTGCACCGGAGCTTGAAACGACGACGTTAAAGACTTGGCTGGATTGGTTCCCTGAACGCATATTTGGTAAAGTCAATCGAAAACCGCCAATCTCGCATCACATTGAGTTAAACGATATTGAAGCGGAGGTTATATTTTTAGCGTTAGACCGCCCAGAAGATTTGTCAAAATTATTGTCGTTAGAGGCGACGATGATCTGGTTTAATGAAGCTCGATACATAAACAAGGATATTTTAGATGGGGCAACGGGTCGTGTGGGTCGGTATCCGTCCAGAAAAAACATGCCAGATGCTATGTTATTGGCACAAGGGGAGGCATTGGCGGATTATATTGAGGAGACTGGCGTTGCGTATTTATTGGCGGCGTTACAAGATTTGTTTGACATTGCGAGGGAGAAGCTCGGCAAAGATTTTAATAGGTTTTTATCGCAAGGGCCGGCCGACGTTACACGTGCTTGGCAGTATGGATTTGGGAAGAAGCTGACAAAATTAGGTATAGCTTGGCCTACACGCAGTGGGATTATAGCCGATACGAACCCACCGGATGATACTAATTGGTGGTATAAGTTAGCGGAAGAAGACCCCGACGAGCGGTATCTGTTTTTAAACCAGTCATCTGGGGAATCGCAAGAAGAAGGCTGCGAGACGTGCGGCAGTAAGAACCCGGAGGGGTGGTCGGGGAAGCGGTGGCCTGATGCGGTTAGTGTAAGGGACTGTTCATTTTGCGGAGCTAAACAAGTCCCAGTATTTTTAGGGGCGGAGAATGTAAAGCATTTACCGATTGGGTACTATGACGACATGAAACACGGTAAACCCAAAGAGTGGATTGATGTGTACGTTCATGGGGATTACGGATTTATACAAGAGGGCAAGCCGGTGTATGGGGACAATTATGTGG